GTGGCCGTGCGTGCTAAAAAAACACCCTCTGATCGGCTTCCCTTGCTGCTATTGCACTTAGTACAACACGCCACCAGATTGTCATATGCAATCGGATCTCCACCTTGAACTATGGGAATGACGTGATCGACTGTAGTTGCAGGCATCTGACAATAGAAGCACGACCATTGATCCCTTTGTAGGATCTCTAAGCGCCGGGCTTTGTAAGCCCTTGTCCCTCGAGGATCTCCGCGCTTGGTACTCATTGCCATCCTTTAGTCTTTAAGTGATGCAGTGCTTTGCAATAGTCAGCATCATTGTGTGTGGTAGTACCGTATCTATGTACTACATAGTACCAATACTTCCAATACTGCCTCATGTGATCAGCAGTCTTTAAGCTCTTAAGCTTCATCTGATATAGACCATAGGCTTGCTTCTTACCACCTATGTTACCTACAGCTCTTAAGTCCCATCTTGATTCTCTATAGACAATCTCGTTATGACATTGATATTGCTTATGAGTAAGTGTGATCTTTGCTAAGGCTTTGACTTCTTTGATTGCTTGGTCTGACGCCTTAGCATCTAGGGGCATTGCTATAGATAGAGATATCCCAATAGCGATGGCTACCCCGCAGGCTTGCCGTGAACGGCCTGCGCTGAGCCCCTGATGGGCTCTAGCCAGAGAGCGTACCATGCGTGTCAAGTTCATTGATAAAAGTCCTGTTCAGCGCGGTGTGTCGGTTATCGGTTGTCTGTTGAATAGAATCCAGTGCCCTTGAATGACACACCAACACTTGAGTAGACCTTGCTCATCGAGCTGTGGCAGAAGGGGCATTCCAGATCATGAGGCTCATGGATTGACATCCACTTTTCAATTCTGGCATTGCTCTCACAATGCTCGTTATCGCACTCGAACTCATAGGTTGGCATTAGGCTCACACATTCTGCAGACTTCTGTAAAGCTCCATGCTCCACATTGGTTGCATCTCATTGGCTCTAGTTTAGCAAGGTCATTACTAAAATCGCCGTAACCTGCGCGAAGCAATAGATCGACCAGATCACCAAGCCGCATAAAGGCCAAATAGTCTTGGGGACTACCTTCTCCTTGACCATTAAGACGGCAAGTAACGATAGGCAGCCCACCAGTTTTAGCTGCCCTCTTTGTGACCTGATCGATCCATGCCTTTGGCTGGAACGCCGATCTAGCTTTAACCTCCATGTCGAACGGGACATGTGTTATATCTTTTCCAGCACCTCGACCGATGTCTGCATGTGGCCACCACTCCGATAGGTAACGGGCAACTACTCGCTCGGTCGAGAATCCCCGGTATTTACGGCTTTGTGAGGCCATTGACCGCGTGACACTTAGCGCATGACCAGCTCTTATTGGTCAAGTTCACTTTGATGTCTTTGTAGGGTATTGAGTCATTGCATAAACAGCAACGCGTCGTGAATGTGAACTCCTCAAGAATTGCTATGACCTCTTTTGAGCGATGAATCTCATCCTCTGTTGGGAATGACTCCCATTCACCATCTTGGTTCATAAACTGTAAGCGTCCCATTACACTCTCGCCTTCTGTCGCTGCCATGCGCCTGTGTCTTTATTAATCTCATACCAAATAACATCGTTAGGCGATGGACATCTAGTCAATTCACCAGTTACTGCATAAGGACACTTAAAGTGCCCCCATGGCTTGCCTGCTTTAGTGTTGCCAGTCTTCCAGACCATTTCGCCATGACTGCAGTGAGGGATGTCCTTCTCGGTCTGGCCGCCAATAATCTCTTTCACCGTCGCAACAGCTTCCCCCATTGTGGGCGGCATAGTCGCTGGCTTGATAGTCCATGGATCGTCCTCCTTGACTACTGGAATGTATTCGCCTGATGTCTGCGCCATTTTGGCCTTTGTTTCATCGATGATTGCTTCAGTCTTCTTGACTGTTGCAACTTTGGTCATCTCTTCTCTAGATGCTCGTTTACCTTTAGTGGCATATCCAGCGTTAGCCAGCGCCCGACCAATAGCAGAAGTTTCGCAGTTCTCAAGCGCAGAAGTAGCATTAACGCCTCGACCTTGAACTGTTTCTTCAGCAAGCCCGGTCGTCCATGGCCGTTGATCAGCTTCTGTTCTGTAAATTGAAGCCTCGACAATAAATCTGCTGGAAGTGTGTTCCAAGACTTTTGTATGAATCTGGCCATCTGGATGATCCTTCCAAAACTTTATTAAACGTTCTTCAACTGTCTCATAATCTTCTAGATTAAACATAAAGCTCATTCTCCTCTGTGTGTAGTTGGCCAGCTATTGCAAGATAGGCTGCAGCGTCGATGTATGTATCAACTTTTGCTGACTCCATACTCCGTGCGAGCTTGACCAGTGCCATGCATGATGCCACTTGATAGTCAGTAACAGGCATTTCGAGGAATGCTGACCATAGTCGTGCGGTTCTGGACATATTGTCTGACGGGTGTCCGTAGTCCATTCCACGATCTTGAATTGTTGCTTTTGCTTCTGATAGGAAATCACCAGCGTTCACACTTTCACCCTTTCCTTTTTGTCGTAATAGGCCTGTACGGCTTTACGCCCTTTTAAGTAACCTACACGGATGCCGACGATACGGCCTAGGTGGAAATATAGTCCCGATAAGACAATCATGACAACCATGTCACCGAATGATGGATCGAACATGTTTAGCTCTTTTCTATCGACGCCCTTGGTCGATGGCTAAACTATCTCATGCCCTAAGGGGGAATTTTCAGAAATTAAGATAACGAAATGGTAACAATTCTGCCGCGTCGATGTGGTCATCGATGTCTCGATCAAGCTCGTTATCTAGGTCGTCCATACCGCTTGCCAGAGACTTGGAAGGTGCCGTCCTTTTCCAGATAAATAAGATCTACTTGCACGTTCTTGCCATCGACGTACATAATGGCGAAAGCCTGCTGCCAGTTGGCCGATCCCTTGGTGTATGAGGCCTTGCTAAAGTCCATAAGGTTGCCTACCTCCACGCCATGCAGAACACGGCCTATACGGCCTCCAGAGGCCTCTGAGAAGGACGATCTGCCTGCTCTGTGAGTATGACCCGAGATGACCGACTTGCCGTGCCTACGGGCTGCCTCAAGGGCTGAGAGACCGCCCTGTGACTTGATAGGGGTGTGGTCGCCATGGACTGCGATCCAGCCAGGCGCGATATTGTACGGCTTTTTATGAAAGGTGATTCCTAGCTCATCAAGCTGCATGAACTTCTCAAACCTAAGTTCTGGCAAGGATAAGAATGACGGAATCTTGCGCATGATCTGGTTATAAAGGCGGTCTGTGTGATTAGATCTGATCATCTGCGTTACTTGGAGATCGTAAAGTACCTGAACAGCCTCATCGCGATCTTCTCCAAGAGTCTGCTCGTAGGCTTCTGGCGTTCCCTCTGCCCACTTGCTGATTGTGTTGAAGTCAATTTCGTCCCCTATTGTTACTACTTCGTGCGGCTTAAACTTGCTGATAAAACTAACTAGATTTTTGACTGCGTGTCTATCGTGGAACGGAACCTGTAGGTCGCTCACTATGACTATGCGCTTCATTTAATCCTCGTCTTCGTCATCCTCGTAGGGTATGCGGTCGGGTGATGCAGGAAGCCAATTAGGCGCAGGAAGAATTGTCGCTGGGTAAGTATCGACTGCGGTTACTATGTAAAGCGCCTGATCTACGGTAAAGCCTGACTTCCTAAGCGCTTTGTAATACTCGTTAATTCCAATGCAATAACTTTCAAGCTTAGAGTAAGCCTCTAGGTCGATTGTTTTCTTGCGCGCCATGTTAAAAATTATCGCTCAAGGAGGATGTTATAAATCTCATCGACACGCGTATTCAGTCTCTTAATTTCCGAAAGTAAGTGAGTAATGACGTAGCCTGCAAGGCCACCGATGACGGCAAGGCTGGCGAAGTAAAGGGTTATGAAGTCAGTAGTGTTCACTTTTTGGGACTCGCGTATCCGAATACGCCTGCAACGATCGCGCCAAGGATTGAGCGATAGTCAAGTGCGAAGTTAGATGTAGTTCCCCATACGGCCAAGAATGCACCAAGTGAGATAACTGCTGGATGTTTCATATTCATGCTGTGCCGCCTATCATCGGGATATTGAACCAAGTAGAGTCTTCATCGCCCTTTGTAGTAAAGCTGATATGCGCATGGTGATTATGCTTATTGATCCCATCATAAGAACGCCAACGCCAAGCCTTTCGAGGCGATGCGATCTTTCCGTTAAAGATGATGTAAGCGATTCTTTTATCGCCAGACTTTCCAGCGAGTCGAATCTGATCTGCCAAGTCAGGCATGAGATCGGGCTTCCCGTTCTTACCTGCAAGGTCGCGGTCAACATCGATGGCACGAACCCATCCCTGTGCATCTGGATTATGATCAGACTTGCGCGCAGCGTGTCTTGTATCGCCGATCCAGCCGTCCGAAGTTCTATCTCGACCGGGGAATGCATCATCGATCTGTTCGCGTAATTGGATGGCAGACTTACTCAAGCGTGGTTTTATGCTCATCGTTCGCGCACTCCCACCGTTTTAGATCGCTAAGTAACAATTCATCGTGACCGCATTCTGGCATAGGCGCTATGAATGCATCATCGATTGGATCATAGGTAAATCCAATGCCTGCATAGTTATAACGAATTGTGCCGTTATAGCTTGTCTTGACCCATGTGCCACCAAGATTATCGATAAGCCATTGATAACCTTCATCGCCTGCTGGATCGTTATTGTCTCCAACAAGTACGCGAATCACTTTCGAGTTTTCGTCGATCTCTGCCCAGTGACTCATATTAAACCTGCGCCTTCGTGTAGCGAACAATTACTACGCCACTACCACCAGAACCTGCGGTTCTGTAGGTTGGAGGATTGGCTCCACCAGAACCACCTCCGCCACCACCAGTGTTGGCTAAACCATTGACGCCATCGTTGTTATCTGCACCACCAGCTCCACCGCCGCCATTACCACCAGCGCCGCCAGGATTGCCTCCACCGCTACCGCCACCAGCGCCGCCAGCGAACCAATAAGTGCCTGAAACGTTTTGACCTACTCCAGCGACTGATCCCCATGATGAGTAAGTAGATACGCCAGCACCACCAGCACCGCCGACAGAACCTGAGTTATTTGATCCAACTGCGCCAGCGCCACCGCCACCGCCAGGTGCGAAGAATGGATTGCCAGTACCGTTACCGCCTGAATTACCTTGGCCAGATGTGGCTGATCCACCTGTACCGCCAGAAGCTCCACCTCCACCAGAACCACCAGTGGCACCGTTTAGGTTGGAGTTAGAACCTCCGCCACCGCCGCCTTTAACTAAAGTTAAAGCGGCAAATTGTGAGTCGTTGCCGTTGGCACCTTTATTTGCATCGTTATTTGTACCAGTACCACCACCACCAACTGTAACGTTATGAGTAGCAGAAGATAAAGATTGAGAAGAAAAGAGAACTAATCCACCAGCACCGCCACCACCTGCTTGACGTACTCCGCCTGCGCCACCGCCTGCGACTACCAAGATGTCGGCTGTGATAGTACCGCCAGAGACTATTAGGGAACCATTACCCGTAAAAGTACGATAAAAATAAGTCGAGTCACTTGTTAAAGTTCCACCCGTAACTGTTGGCTTAGATGTAGAGCCATGAAGGCCTACGATGTTGTTGAGCATTACCCAATAGCCCCAACGATGTACCAGGTATCTGTGCCCGTCTTAATGCAAGCGGCTGTTTTATATTGTGCAAGGGTAGGCTGAGCAGCTATTGCGCCAGCCGATAGAACTGTAGTTGTGCCAGAAGTGACGGCTGAGATGGTGCAGACCCCGGTGCCTTCATTGAGAATAGTAATCACTGATCCGACTGGGATAGCCGCCGTCGCATTGGTTGGAATCTTGAGGGCAATCGCCGTGGACTTATTCATAGGGACTAGAACCTGATAGGAGTCAGCGACAGTCAGTGTGTAGTCGTTTGTCTGGTCTGCCTTGATTTCAAAGGTGACTAGGCCGTTATAGTCTGCAGCCGTAAAGATGTCGCCTGTTGTAGCTGGGAAGCCTGTTGCCATTGTTTTCTCCTAGTAACCCATGATGGATTGTCCGATTATACCGTAAGTCGATGATCCGATGATGAATCCCTCGACTATCGGCTCCAGTGTTGTAACTGTGCACTTCATTGAATTAGGGGTGATGTCCCATGCCAAGCCCTGCACTTGCAAGGTCTTGACGATTGTAGAACCGTCTGGCTGAACGTTAGTAATCTTGACATTATCAAAGTAATCAAGGCCGATCATTGTGTCAGTCGGGACGGCTGTATCCAATAGATCGACTGTCATCTGATCGATGCGGATTGTAGTCTCAGCTCTAGTTGCTACATAAATTTTAGCGATATCTAAAACTTGAGCATCGGTCTCTGAAATCATCTCGGTGACAGTAGTGCCATGAGGGAAGTATTTAGCCGATGAATCGACGTTGACTGCTGTCTGCGCCGTGCCACCGATGCGTGTCATGCTGGCTTGGTTAATGATGAGCTTGTCATCGAACTGATAGCGAAGGTTAGAATATGGGATGCCAGTAGTCTGATTGAACTCGATAGGGGCGGCGGCTAGGGAGCCGACTACATCGGTGCGATCCTTGAACTCTGCCGTGCCATCTGTACGGATAAAGAACGCACCCTGCTCTGCAAACTCTGCAGCCTTAAGAGCTGCTAGGGCTGGACGTGCCGTCCCCGGGTCTGCCTGCACTGTGGTTGATCCTGTGTCAGTAATTCTCATTGATGTAGGGAATGAGACTTGGTCAAGAATCTTGGTAATGCGTGTGCCTGTTGTCTGGCCTGCCGTTGCTCCGCTTACTGTCGAAACGTTAGCCATCTGAAATAAACGGAAGGCATCGCTGCAGACGATATCGACGTATCCCATCTGTTCGGATTGATCATAAAAATATTTATACGAATCAACATAACCCGAGAATAGAAAGTGCTGAGTGGTAGCCGTAGTAGCTGCGACACGAACCTTGCGAAGTGGAGTCAGATAGCCAAAGTACGGGCTGGATGTATTTTGAGGGTTGAAGTATGAGTCTGGGTCTAAGACACGGACTGTACAGTTGCCAGCCTCATAGGTGTCTCGCATGATGTTACGGCCACGGCTGATCTTGATGGATCGAGTGACGCTGCTGAGATCGACTACAGGATCTGGAACTTCTGTAGCCGCAAACTGAGACACGCCAATAACGCCGTTGATAGGGTCGCCAATAGTAAAGGGATAGCCGAAGGTTGCTCCCTGACTAAAGTCGAATGAGACCGATATCGTGGCAGGTAGAGTCATCGGACTGAGACTGATCCTCTAGCTGCTACTCGATTAACGTCGCTAAATGTGCCTGATAGTGACTGATTCACTTGGCTTTCTGTGATGGCTCCAGTGACTGCATTGCCGTCAAGATAAACCTCAATATTGATTGCTTGCTTGTCGGCCTGCTGAAATGAATTGACTGCAGCCATTAATTCCATCTGAGCATCTGAGAAGTTAGAAGATGGGGCGACCGGGCTTGTCTGTAATTGTGCTACAGATACGCCAAGGGCTGAAGCTGTGTAATTGAGCAAGTCTTGAGGGAGTGTCCAGTTGCGGTATGGGTTGGGAGCCTCTGGAGTGGTGAGTAATAACTGGCGCAATTCGTTCTGTCGCTTTGTTGCCGCTTCTAATTGATCGGATAACTGAGTGGCGAGCGATGCATTACCTTCGAGGATAGCCTTCTGCAATAGCAAGGATATACGATCGGTCTCGCTGATCTTGCCCTTAAGGGCTGCCTCAATACCGATAGCTTCAAGGTTAAGAGTTTTTGATGCCTTCTGCAAGGCTAGAGACTTCTTCTGTGCGTCAAGAGACTTTTTCTGTAGGGCTGCTAATTCTTTTTGACGTTTAGCCGCCTCGGCTTCCGCTTTCTTGCGAGCGAGGGCGTAAGGATCGTAATCACCACCGGGGCCACCTGAACCACCGCCAAAGAATCGCCGCGCCTGTCCAACGTTACGGCGTGTGATTCTTTGTGAATTACCAGTAATGCGATCAATAAAATCAGTGATGTCATTGGAGGCTTCGTCTACTTTTCCATAACCTTCAGTGACGAATGTTGCAGCAGCTTTTCCAAGTTTTGCTAATTCTGTAATTGCGTTGGCTGTGTTATCTGCAAGGGTTTGCATTGTTATGGCTAAGTCTTCTACTGAAGTATCGCCCGATAAAATCATCAGAGCATCGACTAAACCCTTACCGATAGTTTCCTGAGCTTCGCCTGCGGCCGTGCCTAGAACTTCCATCTTTCCAGCATAAGTCTCGAGGTAGGCAGCATTAGCCCCTGAAAATTGTTTATTCAGCCGTTCTTGTACATCTGAAAACTTCATAGTCTTTAATTCAGCTTGTGACAGTCCTAACGAATACTTGCGCAAGCCGCGAGTCTGACCGACGTAAGCCATAGTCAGGTCATTGACTACCGTGTCAAAATCAACGCCAGAGCCGCGTGAAATGTCTAGGGCTTGAGTAAGTAATTCTTGAGACTTAGCGACTGAGCCAGTGGTCTGCAATAACTTCTGCATTGATGGTCGAAGAACATCATCGGCAACGCCAGCTGCTTGAGACAATTCTGAAATAAACTTCTCGATCCGTGGAGTCTCAAAGGCTAGACCTAGGTTTTTGACAGATATTGCAAGCTGCGAAGCTGCCTTCTGGTCTGCAATAAATGCGGCTGCAGCCTTCTTGCCGAAGTTAACAATCGCAGCCGTAGTAAGACCAATTCCTGCAATGCCTGCCAGTTTCTTAAAAGATTTACTTAAACCTTTAACACTATTGTCGGCGTCCTTGAAGGCTTTCTTACCCTTGAACTCACCGATAATCGGGATGCGTAACTCAGCCATTATTACCTCTCGCGTTAAACTTGGCGGCAGCCTTTTCGAGTGCCTTGATTACTCCAGCCTTGGCTTTACCCTGATCTTGGTCATAAGCCTTAAACATTGCGCGGCCTTGCATCTTGCGACTTCCTGCGAAGCTGCCTGTAAATCTAGGTGAGAAGTTGCCAGTCATTCCAGACTTGCGTCCGGCGGTCTCAACGATTGCGCCTGCTGCTGTTTTATTGTGGATCGATACAGTCTGCACCCAACCTTGACGATTAGGCTTAGTCGGTGTCAGTTTATAACCGATCCCTCGACGTGCCTCGCCTGCATCGTACATTGGGAACTTGGCCGTCTTCACTTCATGCTTGACAAATCCAGATGGAGCTTCTGAGTTAGATGGTAGAAACCCTCGAGCCTTCTTTACGACAGGCTTTAAGAATCCGACCATCTGCTCGCGAGTTTCTTTGTCGAGATCAGGCGAAAATTGCTTCAGAGCTTTACGAAGCGCACTAGCGCCTTTTAGCTCTGTAGGCATTCTTCTGCTCCTCTGCTCGGTCTTTCAACGCTTTCAGAATCATCTGTAGCATCGATGGATCTAAATCTATTAAAGATTGTGGAGGGATAGCCGTCTCAATGCTCAAGCGAGCGATGAGATAGTGGATGCTATCCCTGCCTAGGCCAAAGGGTCAGACTCTGCAACCTCGACACTCTTTAGGGTATCGAGAAAGTCTGAGCCAAATGGCTTGACTGTGACTCCACTAAGTCGAAGGCCTTCCCATGCAAGCCAATAGACATCTGACTGCTTTTCATCATCGCGAAACGCTTTGTGAAATCCCTTTTTAGCATACAGCTCGAACGCGTATTCGAGGCGAGGAGTAATCTCGATCTCGGTAACGGTGTTGTCCGCTAGTGTGACTATTAACTTTGCCATGCTGTGCCCCTTTGTTTTAGATTATGAAGTGGTTACTGCTACTGTACCAGAGACGTTCCAAGTTACTGACTGTGTCGAAAGATCGCCAACTGCACCGTTGATAGGTGTGATGTTGTTGACCAAGCAAGTCATTGTGTAAAGAGGGTTAGTCGCTGATGTTGCACCAGAAGTCTGCTTAACTGTAACTGTGGTGTTAGTTCCGAGAACTGCGTTCAATGTCTGAAGTGTCTTAGATGTTGCTTCATCATTGAGAAAGTCGATCGTGATTGAAGATGCCTCAAGGCCTTTAACGAACTTATGTCCGCTGTCGCCCATTGCTGTAACTTCAAGCTCATCGAAGGTGCGGTTTAGTGTAACGCTTGTTACTAGGCTAGAGAGATCAACCGCGTTGACAGTTAGAACTACTCCGTTGCTTAGATATACTGACACGGTTTATTCCTCGTCTTTCTTGTTAAGTGGCTTCGCAGCCGCTGGTTTTACCTGACCGATTTTGATCAGGAATGCTTCTTGTTCTTTTTCCCATTGTGCCAATTCGGTCATGGTTTAACTCCAACTCGTAAGTACGGATACATTGATATTGCAGGTTAGTAGATCACCAGAAGCGGCACTTAAGACCGCCGGGGCGGATACCTCTGTGACGTTGTAGGTGTATGAAGATGCAGCGAGCAAGTTAAACACTCGCACGATGTTATCTTCCATTCCGTTAAGGTTACCTTCATTGTCAAGCAAGGGAACCATGACAGAAATAGTAAAGTGCGCCATTGGTGCAACTGTTGCGTGCCATCCGTTAGACGGCGAGATATAAGGATCGCTTGGTGCGATAATGACGCTATTAGCGATAGGGGTAGATGGTGGGAATGAAAACACTGACCACTTAGTGTTATCGATTAGAGCTGAAGCAAGTCCTGCGCGAAGGGTTGATATGGCGGCCATTAGCCCACCATCGATCTCGGATCAAGATAGGGAGCAAGCAATCCACGAACGCGAGCAAGGAGTGTGTTACCCATGCGATAAGGACTTGGCTGATAGCCATCGATGGTGACTCCGCCGCTTGATGGGGCTTGGCGTGACTGCCAGATATCAATTGAAATCATAAGAGCAGCTTCTTGAATTGCTGGGATTGTTGCAGGGTCGAGATAAGTCTCGGCTGAAAGTAAGCCGTAAGGGTTGATCGGATGGCGAGGTGTCACGGCGTTATTATTACCCGTGATCGCGTAAGTGATTGAGCGAGTATCACGTCCTGTAATTGTCTTTGATCCGTTGTGCTTTGATCCTGCTCCTGTAATAACTACAGTCTGACCGACGTATAAATCCTCGGTAATTGGATCTGCAAAATATGAAGTGCCCGTAGTGGCTGTGTTGCTATGCCCAATAATTGAAAGGGTGTTAGACCAGATAAAAGGCAGCAGGACGTTATCAGCAGCGTCGCAGACTTGCTGCAGAACTGCATCAGCGTAGAGAGTGCCAACGCCTAGGGCGGTGCGAAGCTCTGCAACTGTTGTCAATGCCATGCTCTTATCCTTTCTAAAGACTGGCAGGGTAGAAGGGCACTACCCTGCCAGCGACTTAGGGGTGGCTTACGCCTTGTTGTTCTTGAATGCGCCTGCTCCGACCTTGGTCGCGATTGCGCCAAAACCGTAGTAGCCGATTGTTACCTGTCCTGCTGCTGTTGATTCAGCGCGTAGGCGGTAGGTAGGGCTCTCGTACCATGTGTATGCATCTGGGTTGACGATGAGAATTGATCCATCTGTGTCTGTTCCAGCCGCTGTGTTAGGTGTTACGAATAAGTTGAGTCCTGCAACGTTACCCTGAAGAGCGGTAGGTGTAACCAATCCGCCTGCGTTCTGTGGTTGTGAAGCGTTGTAGATTGGACGACCTGAATCGTTGAGTGTCATGATGTTAGACCACTGTGATGTGTTTACGATCATGTTGCGAGCGAATGGGTTCGCTAGGCCAAGTGTTGCGTTGTAGACAGATGCTGATCCACGAGCAACGATACCGAGAAGCTCTGCAGCCGTTGGGTAGGTTGTTGTGGTTGTTGCATCTGCTGTTGCTCCTGAGATGATTGCAGCGTTCACTGCTGCATCTGTTGCCTTGGCATACGCTGCAGCCATGTTGCGAACGAGTTCATCGAAGAATGCTGGAGATGTACGATCGAGCAATTCAACAGAGAATGTCTGCTGTCCGGCGTACTTCTTGACTGAAACTGACAAGAACGCTGAGTTCTGATCTGTCTCGTTGAATGCTGCATCTTCTGCTGTTTCTGCAACTGTTGGCATTACTGTGATCTTTGGGATCTCGAATGTCATACCTGCATCTGGAAGAACTCCGCGTGAGATCGCTTCGATCGATGGGCGGATGGTTGTACCAAGTGGGTTGATGATCTCTGAAAGTTGACGTGTTGGAACAAGTCCAGCGTTGTCTGTTGTGTTGTCTGCTGCTGCGATGTACTGACGTGCTGACTCATCGCCAAG